GGGCTTGTCTGTCGTCCGTAGTTTGAACGTCTCAGGAGTCAAGAAGTAAATCGCTTCTGACGGCTGAATCAAAGCATTCGATGGCATACCAGAGTTAGTTGGAGACAGAGCTACGTTTGCACCTGCCGCGCTTACATACTGTGGAGTTTGGAAAGCTATCGTGGTGGTGTTCGATCCTACGCCGTCAACCAAGCTCGTGTTTCCAGACGCTCCACCAGACGCAAGAGGAATGTAATACTGAGCGTTTGCAGACGGTGCCAGAGGATCGGAATAAATCTGCGTTCCGTTGAAATCCAGAGCATCCCAAGTAATATCATGCTTCGTGTTGGAAATGTCGCGCCGATAAGCATCCAACGCAATCGCAATCGCCTTGAATCCAAATACGTTCGTGATTCCCAACTTCGGCTTGCCACCTGTGATCTTGCACTGAGACCAAAGCTGCATCAAAGAACCAAAGTTAATCTGTCCAGGGCCGCTCGTTGCAGGAGCCGACGTTGTACCAGTCGTTACCTGTTGTCCAAGATACAACGGAGTCACGTTAATTGACGCACCTACCGCGCCGTTACGTGCCTGTGAACCGTAAGACTTGTAGATGTTTCCATACAGCGACGGATCAATACCGTTATTCAAAGCCTCGTCCAAACCGTTGCTCACCTTGCTACGGTTATCCAAAACTGTCGAAGACGATACCTGTCCATGACGGAAAGAGTCCATCTCAAGCATCGTATTGATCTGCATGACCAACGCTTCCATAAAGATAGCGTACAGATCAGCAATTCGCGCAGGACCAGAGTTAATAACACCACCCTGCTTCGAGCCGTCATCCATTTCCCAATCGTCCATCGGGAACCAAGAAGCGTATCCCTTCTCGTAGAACTTCAGCTTGTCAGTGATCTGATTACGAGTCACTGTGATCGTCTGACCAGGGTTTACGCCTCCGCCCTGTGGACGACCATAAAGGAAGACTTCCGTCATGCCCGCGCCACCAAGGTAAGGGTCTGCTACGCCAGAACGACGAAGCTCTTCGAGAAACGGGGTTCCAACGAAGAAGTTATTCCAGACCGTCTCCTTGCGTACCGACTCCAGGTTGGTAGCATCGATTTCATTAACCAAAGGGTCTTGCGGTGTAAATGCCATGATGGTTTCCTTTCAGCAGTTAAGCTGTTCTTAAAATCTGTTTCTCTTACGCTACAACCGATTCGCGCTCTTCAATTGCCTTGTGAATATTATTCAAGGTCAACTGTCTGCGCTCATTTGCGCTCATCTTCGTTGGATCGGGACGCTCACCTTGAGCTACTGCCCGCTTCAACTCTGTAAACTTTGCCGACCCAGGAGGCAACTTCGTATCAGGATTGCTGCTCATCTGCTCGGCTCTCAAACGATCCTTGGACGCAAACTCAGCCTCACGAGCATCCAACTTAGCCTTCCATTCAGCATCCGCAGCAGTTCTGGACGCGGCTGCAATCTCATCATCATGCTTCTTTGCTTCCGCCGCACGATGCTCCGCTTCCTTCTCCGCAAACTTAAATGTCCTAGCCGCATACTCCATCGGGCTAAGTTTAATTGCGTCTGCCTTCGCCACTAGATCGCTAGGAGAAATAGGAATTGGAGTTCCATAAAGTTGCTGATACTTCCAATTAATATCTTGAATTGTGTGTACTCCCTGATCCAAACGCTTCATAATCGCATCTTCTGAGAATGTAGGAGTTCCGGGAGTCTTTACTGGGTCTACTACTGGAGCAGGAGGGGTAAAATTAGGAAGGTCCGCAGGAGCAAAATTCAAATCTTTCAATCCTGTAATCTGAGTCTTATAGTAAGCTGCTGCTGCTTGTGCGTCCGCTGCTTCCTTTGCCAACTTCTGTCTTTCTGTTTCCCAAGCTGCTACGCCCGGATTATATGTGGTGTTCCAAAACTCGTCTACCGATCTCTTGTTCAACTCTGCGGCGTCCTGTGCGGCCTTCGCTGCCGTTGTTAATTCCTCTTGCGCTTTCCTATCCGCCTCGGCCTTCGCTGCTGCTTCTACCGCCGCTTTATGCTTTTGTTCCGCTTCTGTTTGTACACCCGTTACATAACCGTTAAGCCCATTTAGAGCTTTCGCGTCAAGAGCATCAATTTGTTCCTGACTCCAACCGGATTGCTTCAACACTTCTGCTATCGTCATGGTTCACTATTCTCCCGGATTTCCTTGTTGTCTTAATATGGTGGCTGTTGACTCGTAGGCGTTGGCTGTGGCGGTGCTACCATCTTCGTCTGCGCCTCACCAATCGCCTGCACGATTTTGTTCAATTCGGCAGCGATCTGTGGATAGGCTTGCGCAATTTCTTGCGCTGCTTGGCTCCATTTACCTAAAAGCATTTGGATTTGATTTGCTGGACCCTGAGACGGTTGGCCTTGCTGACCTCCACCATCAGGAGGTGGGGGAGGAGGGGCAGCACCCGCTCCTTGAGGAGGAGCGCCGCCCTGTTGATCCGTAACTGGCATAGAATTCGTAGTCATTGATCTCTCCGTTAGAGGGTTAGACTACGCCTTGATTGCGAGCTTGTGAGCTGCACGCTTTGCACGACCCTTAACTCCGCGAGATTTCTTGGCTGCAACCTTCTTGATGTGAGCTTTTCCACCTACGTGACGCTTTGGCATTGTGTTTCTCCTTTGAATGTGGTTCAACAAGTTTTTGGACACGAAAAACCGGCCAGAAGCCGATTTCGCTTCTAGCCGGTACTTGTTCTTGCCACAAGGCAAGGGGCACGCGCTATTTCTTGACTACTTCAGTTCTTAACGCTCTTGTTCCAGCGTCTTGTTCTGTTCGTCTTTATAAAAAGTAGAGCATATCTGACCATTTGTCAAGTCTTTTTTACGTTTCTGCGAACTTTTCTTCAAAAATCTTTTCTTCGCCACTTTTTAAGTTGAAATCCTTTAAGCGCAGGAATATAATCAAGTGGGAGAAACAATGAAACCGTATTATTCTCATAACGGAATAACAATCTGGAACTGTGATTGCAAAGAAGTCCTACCGACTCTTCCCAAGTGCGACCTGCTACTGACAGACCCACCGTACAAGCTGGTCGCGTCTGGGGGGGGAATAGGAGCTAAACGAGAATACCTATCCTCTATAGATGGTGAGCTTGACGACGGGTTCGATACGAGTATCCTAGCGCCATTCAAGAATTGGATGGTATTCTGTGCCAAACAACAACTCTTGGAAATTCTTTCCCTTGCATCTCAAAGGCGATGGATGCTCTTGACGTGGAATAAACCGAATCCTACGCCTCTGGTCAACGCGAACTACCTTCCCGACACAGAGTATATCGTCCATTCTTTCGAGGATTCAAGTTGTCTTTTTGGAGGATACGAATCACGTAGCAGATACATTGTTTGTCCAGCAGAGCAAAACGGATGGATGGGACATCCCACAGTAAAACCCCTCTCCGTTATGCTACGGCTAGTTTCAGTCGCAAGCGGAGAGGGGCAAACAATCCTCGATCCGTTTTGTGGAAGTGGTACGACACTGGTAGCAGCCAAGAAACTAGGACGAAAAGCAATCGGTATAGAAATCCGCGAAGATTATGCAGAACTCGCAGCTAAACGTCTTTCCCAAGAAGTATTCGATTTCGGTTAGACTAAAGTTCTTTGTCTCCAAGTTTAAGAATTGTCCGTATTTGACTGGTTTTAGTCTCAGGTATTTTTTCATTTTGCTCAATGTTGATCCCTTGGATATACCCTTTGTTATATAAAACAATGAGCTTACCGTCAGTATTGGTCGCTCTCAACAGTTCGTCTACTTCCGCAACCTGAGCTGGAAGTTCGATTGTTGCTTCTGTTCTCAGCACGTCACGTTGAATTTTGATTTTGATACCCATTATTATTATCTCCTTTTCACAAGCTATGATTCTTTTACGACCGTCCTGGGTGTTCCACCTGCTCCCCCTTTGGAGGCCAATTTTGGTGACGCCTGCCCCGAAGGTGGCCGTCCCCCCGCGTGCTGTCCTGCTGGTCCTTTGCCGCCTCCTTTACCGCCCTTACCACCCTGTTCTCCACCTTCCAATACAGACGGATCAATCCCCATTTCCTTCAACTTCATGAAAGCCTTAGCCTTAGCAATAATCGCCATGACCTGCAATTCTGTTTCCTCGTTGAAGTATTTTTCCTTTTCAGTCGATCCCGGTGAATCTCCCCAGTTCGCTATGTCGATTGTTTTCATCACAGTAGACCAACTTAAAGGCGCTCCGCTGCGCTTTAATTGCAGCATCATCATCTGACGCTGCATAGCCGTGATCCTGAGTAGCGTATTCGGAACAGTGACAAGACGAAGTTTGTTCGCAAAAAACTTCGCTCTGGTCAGACGGTCGTACATCGACTTCGTTGTAGGGAATTGACCACTTAATAATTCATCTGGCAGATGGCTAGGAACCATATCGTCAGGATTGTAGTCAAACATTTCCTTCGCTATGCTGTCCGGTCCTACATATTCAATAAGCCTTGCAGCGTCAAACCATTGAGGAATAAGAGTTTTCATCCTCTCTCCTACGCGCTTATTGGCTTTTTCTATCCTCATCGCAATTCCCTTAGCGATAGGACCGATAGATTCCAGCATTTTATCTGCTGTGTCGTTGGCGATATTCATTTTCATGTTGGAAAGGTTCCCAACATCATTCAATCCAAGCTGAGCTAACTCTTTATCACCCAAGTATTTAAGGTACGTTTCATTTATTTGTGTCACTCTCACTGAATCAGGTAACAGCGATTGGAATGTCTTTGTCGGCTCTCCACCTGCAAGTCCTAGCCTTACATCAGGTTCAAAAATATCAAAATGCTCAATCTTCGCTCCACCGTTGGTATCCAAATCATACCCCATTGGAGGATTCATTCCTGCCGTAAGAACCTGATCCATCAGCCTTTCGTGCTTCCTAATCGTGTTCTCAATTGACGCGACATCCCCTACTAATGACCGTCCTAGCGGTTCCCATGCCCAATCATCCACTGTATACTGA